GGGTAGCGGAAACCTTCAATTAAGTTATGTAGAATACGCTTTTAAGTTGAACCTCTTGATTAATACAGCAGTAAAAGACAGGATTACCAGTCGTTAAGTATTATTTAACATAGATAGTGATGAACGGACGTCAAAGTAGCTGCTACTATCTATTTTCTGATCCTTTAGTCTAATGGTTAAGACTCTTGCCTGTCTAGCAAGCTATAAGGGTTCGATTCCCTTAAGGATCGTTGGCTCACAATGAGTGAGTCTTATTTAAACTAATGATCTTATTTGGATTATTACCACTTGTATTAACTTATTTAATTATTGAGTATGTATAACACAAGGAAACAAATCATCAGTCGTTATGATTTACTATCTAGGGAACTAGACTTACTAAAACAACAAGGACGCTATGAAGTATTCAACCAAGATCAACAAAGAAACATTGCTAAGAATAGCAAATGAGTCTTATGAAGAGAAACAAGTATTAGCTTATTTATTATTGTTTACTTTTTGTTGGGCAGTATTATTTTAATTCTCTTTCTCTGCCATTTTAATTTGGCAGACTAAGGGATTTATTATCCCGAGTTTCACAATCACGGACGCTTTTTATGTCATGTTTAAATGATAAAGATAAGGAGTTAATTCTGTTTTTATCTGAATTCTATTTTACTAATTTAGATGAGGACGCAGTTGAATTAACTGATGAAGTCTTTGATTTATTAGAAAAGCTAGGAGTAGAAAGATGACAGTACGTGCTTTCTATCTCTTAGCTGATCCCGAAGAATGGGATGACAATTATGATTTAGCTGAAACATCATTAGATTTAGAATTAGAAACTAAACTAGATGTTATTGATTATATGTTCTTGGATGACGAGGACCAAGTTTCACCTTACATTGCTTATTAATTATGACACTTACTTTTGAATCTACTCACGAATATGTATTTGATAAGCCAGCAATGTTTTTTTGTGATAGTCATGATACATTAAGGATATGTAATAACTATGAAGATAGTGTATTAGTATCTGGTGTAACTAGAGAGACTATCGATGAATTCATTAGAGGTTATAACAAATACGTTCTTGAGAAAACCTTAGACAAGGAGGTAGTTGATGCCGAAGACTAAACAATGGTTAGTTCTTAATGCGGTAATCTCTTGGCTCTATCATTATGGAGACCTAGAAGAATCCATCGTATTAAAGCACCAATATGAAGAGTTAAAGAAAGAATTAGAACAGGATATTATCAATGAACAGTCAAAGAATACTACCGTTCAAAAACGGGGACGTCCAGCGAAAAGACAAAGGACGCAAAAGACCGCAAGCACTGCGGTCAGCAAAACAACGAGCAAAGATGCTTAAATTGAAATTACTTTTATCACAATCACGCAGCAAGGACGATGCAAACTCTTGATAAATACCTAGTGACTCTTGAATCAGGTCGTGACTTCTTTATAGAAGCGACTGGTTGGGAAGATGCTATGTTTACTGCTTTAGATGAAGCAGCAAGACATGATGATTATCTTGTAGATGTTGAGGAGGTTAGGTATGACTAAGAAAAAGAAGTATTATCCTAATAATTATGATTGGATAAAGGCAATGCCCGCTGAGTTCTTCGATTCTATATCTTATGAGGATTTTATGGATTGGAAGATTCAAGGATGGAGATTACCATCTTCTGTAGACTGTATCATTCGTGAAGAGAATACAAGGACGGGTAAAGTAACAGAGTATGTCTATGAAAGACAATCTGCAGCAAGGAAGAAAGTAGATAGTATACTTAGAAAGATGGATAGTGCATTTGTCATTGCTGACCATGATTCTGTACATCATTTATATCTTAAACCAATTGATGAACCATTCGAGGAGGATGAAGACGATGACTTCGACGGTACCACAGCGTACTACTAAGGATATTTATTCCTATTCACAACAAGCATTAGACTTGTTAGAAACAAGAAGAATAGAAGGTGATATGTCTTATGAAAACTATTTAGAGTGTAAGAAACTACTAGATGAGCAACTCAAGGATGAACTTTCAACCTACTATCTCCCAAATTGATGAACAAGTTGCATTAGAAAGGGAGGCAATCAGTTTAGGACTAAAACGCCTACAAGATCAAACTATTAAACTAGAGAATCAATCTTATGCTTCAGCAACTATCTATGGTATTAGTAGTATTGATACTCTATTACCTCTTCTCATTGAACGGATAAACAATACTAATAAGAAGATACATGAAGGACATTATGGACATTCATTTAAAGATATCCATATCTATCTGCAACTAATTGATTCACAATCAGCGGCGGTTATTGCATGTAAACTTACCTTTGATAAAGTATTTGGATACAAGGATGGAAGCAATATAGCAGTTAATGTATGTTCTGCTATAGGTAAGGCAGTAGAAGATGAGTGTCAAATGAGACATTATGAAAATTATGCTCCAGGTTTGTTAACTAAATTAAAAGAAAATTACTGGCATAAAGCATGTGGTACACAGCAGAAGTTAGTAATTATAAGGACGTTAATGAATCGATATAATGTTAAACAATGGACACCATGGAATAACAGTATTCGCATTAAATTAGGCGGATGGTTACTCGATTGCATCATGGAGTCAAGTGGATGGTTCCATAAACAAACGATTAGAGAAGGTCGGAAGACAATTGTCTATATCGTTCCTACTCCTGAGTTTATGGACATCAAGGACGAGGTGATGGCTAATGCTGAATTATTTAGTCCTATAGCTTGGCCAATGTTAGTACCACCAAAAGATTGGAGCAATGAAAAGCCAGGTGGCTACTTACTTAATGAGGTTATGCACGGGCATAGTCTCGTGAGACGTGGCGAGTACGCACTTATACAGGGAGAAATTCCAATTGCCTTTTTAAATAAGATTCAGAAAGTAGCTTACAGATTAAATCCATTTACTGTAAGTGTAGCTGAAACTTTACAAGAGAAAGGTATTAGTGTTGGTAAGTTCCTCCCGATTATTCATTATGATATGCCACCAAAGCCAGTCAATATAGATACGGATAAAGACGCACGTAAGGCGTACCGTAGACAGGCTGCAGAGGTAATGAATAAGAGAGCAGCAGAGTTCAAGAGATCCTGCCGCACACGTATGACAATGGAAGCAGTTCAACGTTTTAAAGATCGTGATCGCTGGTATTTATGTTGGAATTTTGACTATCGTGGACGGGCTTATCCGATTCCAGCGTTTCTTACTCCACAAGACTCAGACTTTGGAAAGGCGCTTATTTCATTTGCTGATCAAGCATTCGTTACGGAATCAGCAAAGAAATGGTTAGCTTTTCAAGTAGCAACTTGCTATGGTCTAGATAAATCCACTATGTCTGAACGTTTGGACTGGGTTAAAAATAATATACCGTTGATTACCAGAGTAGCCACGGAACCTATTGATAACATTGGTGACTGGGAGGCAGCGGACGAGCCATGGCAGTTTTTGTCGGCTTGTGAAGAATATTATATGGTAGTCATTAATAAGACACGTAAGACTACAACGTTACCTGTAGCAACAGACGCTACATGTAGTGGTCTCCAGATTCTCGCTGGACTCGCGAGAGACCGTAGTACAGCACAACTCGTCAATGTGTTACCTTCTGAGAGACCACAAGACGCTTATAAGGTGGTAGCTGAGACTGCAAAGCCTTATATACCACCTTCACTTCATAATGTATGGGATAGGAAGTGTGTCAAACGCACCGTCATGACCATACCTTACAATGCTAAACCTTACTCAAATAGATCTTATATTAAAGATGCATTAAAAGAGAAAGGTGTAGAGATAGAGAAGGAAGAACTCACAATCACGGTTAAGGCTGTTAGGGAAGCTATGAATACTATAGTTCCTGGTCCTATGGCAGTGATGAAATGGATAGAAGATGAAGTATCGAAACGTATACGGCATGGTGATGATAAATTAGTATGGGTTACACCATCTGGATTTGTAGTTACTCAACGTATAATGAAAAGACAGATACAAAGATTAGCTTTACAGTTGTTAGGTCGTTGTGATATTTCTGTAGCTAGTGATAGTAAGGAAGTAGATTTAAATAGACATAAGGCTGCTACAGCACCCAATCTAATCCATAGTTTAGATGCTAGTCTATTACACCTTAGTGTAGAGAGATTTGATAATCCTATAGCATTAATCCATGACAGTGTGTTAAGCAGAGCTACTGATATGGACAAGTTATCTGCTATTATAAGAGAAACGTATATGCATTTATTTGCAGAGCGTGACTATTTAACTGACTTTGCTAACCAAATAGGAGCAGAGACAGAGCCACCGATCATTGGTGATTTAAAGCCAGAGTCGGTGATTAATTCAACTTATTTTTTCTGTTAGAAATGTATTCATTATTTGATTCGTTCTTCGCACCGCCAACTATAGTTGTGGTCAGTGAAGAAAGACTGAAAGCTGCTGAACTTAAAGCAAAAGAGAAGCAACTGCTAGAACTTAAAGTAAGATTAGAACAGATGCAAGAGTTCTATGATAAATTAGACGCTGAGATTAAAGCATTACAACCTGCCAGAGAAAAAGCGATTAACGAGGCAGTAAACGATGTCTAATAAAAAAACTCATATAACTGACGAAGTAAAGTTAGAAGGATTTCAAGCTATATTAGAGCCTGGAAAATTCGGCTACTCTTTATCTGCTGTTGTAACTGAAGATATTATTGATCAACTAGAAACTGAAAGAACTGAGGTTCTTAAGTGGGCAGAATCAAAATTAAAAAATCCTAAAAGAGCCACGTTAAAGCCCACGCCATGGGAAGAAGTGGCAGAGGGTAAGTATAAGCTCAAGTTCTCTTGGAGCGAGGATAGAAGACCTCCTGTGGTAGACTCAGAAGGTACTGTAATAACAAATTTAAAGACACCATTATATGGTGGCTCTACTGTTAAACTTGCTTTCTTCCAGAAGCCTTATATACTTAAAGATGGTGTTACTTATGGTAGCTCTCTTAAGTTACAAGGTGTTCAAGTTGTCTCATTAAATACTGAAGCTGGTGTTAGTTCTGATGACTTATCAGATAAACAAGTAGCTGATTTATTTGGTGAAACTAAAGGATTTAAAACAAGTGATGATGTTTCTCCACCTGATAATGAACCAGATGAAGACTTCTAATGTTAAAGAAAACCATAACTGATAACAGTTCGTTAGGTCTCAAATCTGCCGCTGTAGAATTAACTTTACCTAAAATTGAGATAACATGTTTACAAGCAGATGAATCGGATTTAAATGCAGAAATTAAAAAAAGACTTATTGATGTTATTGGAGAAATAATTGATAAACAGTTATGACAACCACCTCTAAAGAATCTCTTGAATGGGCTAAAAAAGCTTTTGATAAGTTAAAGAACAAGAAAGAGATTAAATTTAGATCACAGCTAGAGAAGAGGGTAGCAACTCTTCTCACAACTCTTGGAGTATCTTATGAATATGAATCTTGTAAGGTTCCTTATACCATTCAGCATAATTACACTCCTGATTTTATCCTCCCAAACCATGTACACCTTGAAGCAAAAGGATACTGGGCTGCGGAAGACAGACGTAAAATACTTGCTGTTAAAAAAGATAACCCTGAACTAGATTTAAGGATGATATTCCAATCACCTTATAATAAGATATCTAAGAGATCAAAGACTACATATGCTCAATGGTGTGATAAACATGATATACCTTGGGCAGCTTACCACGAAGTACCATTAGAATGGTTAATTTAGAAAGTGAGTTTGTAGCACATGAACCTTGCGATACTTGTGGCTCATCAGATGCTAATTCAGTTTATACTGATGGCCATAAGTATTGCTTCTCTTGCCAAACTTACACACCCGCAGAGGGTATAAATCTTAATTCACAATCACCAAGGACGATGACTCAAAATGTCGAACTCACAGGACATCCACAAGAACTTAGAAGGCGAAGAATATCTGAACCTACTTGTAGAAAGTTCAGGATTCACAGAGACGGAGATACTTTACGCTTTCCATACTTTACAAGCGATGGAGTTCTTGCTGGAGTCAAAGTAAAAAACAAACGAAAAATATTTAGTTATGAAGGAGTTTCCACTGACACTTTATTCGGTCAGCATTTGTTCCCTACTACTGGTAAACGCATTGTTGTTACTGAAGGTGAACTAGATGCTGCCAGTTGTTACGAATCTATGTCCGGATGGCCGATGGTATCAGTACCGCATGGAGCCGCTGCCGCTAAAAAAGACCTCCAGAAACAGATTCCCTTGTTCCAAGGTTATCAGGAGATCGTCTTGTTCTTCGATAATGACGAGGCAGGGAGAAAGGCTACGGAAGAAGCGGCTAGTATACTACCAGTCGGGAAGGTTAAGATTGCCCGCATGGAGAACTATAAAGACCCATCCGAGGCATTACAAGCTAACGATGCTGAAGCGATTCGAAAGGCTATTTGGGAGGCTAAACCGTGGCGACCTGATGGCATTGTTGAAGGAAAAACGCTACAGACGTTAGTTACTACACCTACACCACCAGCAGATCATGACTACCCATTCAGAGGACTACAAGATAAACTGCACGGCATTAGATACCAGGAGCTTACTACGGTTACTTCGGGATCTGGACAGGGAAAATCTACCTTCTGCCGTCAACTTGCTACTGACTTATTATCCAAGGGAGAGAAAGTCGGGTATTTGGCACTTGAGGAATCAAACAGACGAACAGCTCTTGGATTGATGTCCACAGCAGTTGGGACTAATTTACATTTAGGAGAACATGATGAACGAGAACTCACCTCCGCCTTTGAACGAAGTATTGCTAATTGGCATCTCTATTTGTTTGATGGCTTTGGGAGTTTTGACCCGAACGTTATTTACAACAGGATCGAATACCTTGCCAGTGGATTGGAGTGCCGTGTTGTATTCCTTGACCATCTATCCATCTTATTAAGTGGATTAGAAGGTGATGAAAGAAAAATGATTGATACCACAATGACGCGGTTAAGATCATTAGTAGAAAGAACTGGTATAGCACTATTTTTAGTATCACATTTAAGGAGAAGTAATAATGATCGGACTTCGCACGAAGAGGGAGGAAGAGTGTCCCTTAGTCAGTTGCGAGGATCTCACAGCATTGCTCAAATATCAGATCAAGTCATTGCCCTCGAAAGAGATCAGC